CTGAGCCTTACAGAGACCACTGAGCAGCTTGCTGCTTATGTAATTAGTGAGGCATTCAATAACTGGGAAAGTGGTGCTTCGATTGACGGCGCTACTGATGGCAATGACACCCTATCGCTGTAACTACAATGATCACCTTTCTTGGAATTAAAGTATCTTACGAGACGCTTGCTTTTTTCATTCTTTTTATCACGTCCGAGTATCTCGGCATGACTAAGAAGCGCCGTTCTAATAGTGTTACTCAGGCCATCTCTATGGCTGCTGCTTACTTCAGTAAGACACGTACTGAGGATGACACAGTGCGTCGTCTTCGTCGTACATTTAGAGGTAAGTAAAGGTGACGACAAAACGCTGTACAAAGTGCGGCGAAGAAAAACTTTATTCCGAATTTCACAAGGAATCTCGTAGCTCTGACGGTGTTGTTGCAAGATGCAAGAGCTGCACTCGTGAGTATGGACAGCAGTGGCGCCAATCTAAAGGTCAGCGATACCACCAAACACAACGGTATGGTATCACACCGGAAGAATATGAAGAGTTACTTGAAGAGCAACTCTATTGTTGTGCTTGTTGTGGCTCTTCTGATCCTAAACGAAAGGCTGGTTTTGTAATTGATCATGACCACACCACTGGTAATGTCAGAGGCTTACTATGCCATAGTTGTAATATAGGAATAGGTCAGCTTGGTGATTCAATCTCTGGCCTTATACAAGCTCTAAATTATCTACACAAGCATTATGACAATACTTAAGGTCGTTCAATACTATCCTCAGCTTGACTCAGCCACAGCTCACGGAGATCGGATGTGCTTTAGCTCAACATGTGCTATGGCCGTTAAGTATCTCCGTCCTGATGCTCTTAAGGGTAGTAATGCAGACGATGATTATCTCCGTACTGTGTTAAAGTACGGTGATACTACGGTGTCAACTAGTCAAGTTAAAGCCTGTCAGCAGTATGGTGTCTTTGCTACCTTCTACCAGAAAGGTACTAAGCAAGCGCTAATCAACGAACTAAAGGCAGGTTATCCAGTTGCTGTTGGTATCCTACACAAAGGTCATGCATCAAACCCTGTTGGTGGTGGTCACTGGATGCTTCTCATCGGTGATGATGGTGAACACGGTATCTTCCATGATCCATACGGTGAGATGGATAATGTCAATGGTGGTTACGTCACTATTGGCAGTGGTGGTAAGGATGTTAGTTACTCTTGGCACAACTGGTTAAAGCGTTGGGAAGTTGAAGGTAAAGGTACTGGATGGTTCATGACCTTTAGACCTATGTCACCGCAACCTAAAGCTGTCGCTGCTAACACATGGGCAGGAGTTATGACTGCCGCTAAGCTTGCAGGAGCTAAGTTCCCACAAGTAGTAGCTGCTCAATGGGCACTTGAAAGTGGATACGGTAAACACACCTCTGGTAAGAACAACTACTTTGGTATCAAAGGTAAAGATGGTGAAGGTACTCTTGTCTCAACTACTGAGTTTGTCGGTGGTATGGAGATCAAAACAGACGCTTGGTTCAAAGACTACCCATCACTCTTTGAATGTGTCCAAGATCTCGTCAATAAGTGGTACAGAGACTACAAGAATTACAAAGGTGTCAACCGTGCATCCTCTGCTGAGGAATGTGCTCGTCTTCTTGTGGTTGAAAAATACGCCACTGATCCCGCTTATGCGGACAAACTAATACGTATTTTGCGGGAACATGGTTGAGGCAATCATCACGGGAGTTGCATCCCTTGTTATTGGTGTTGGTGGTGGCGTAGCTTCTCTTAGTGGTAGGACTAACTCACGTATGGATCGCATCGATAAACGTATTGATGAGATTGAGTTACGTCTTGCTGAGAAATACGTCCCAAGGCAAGAGCTGGCTAACGCCCTACAAAAGATGGAGGATCACATGATCCGCATCGAAAATAAACTAGATCAGATTGTACTGAGAAATGGCTAACAAGAAAGCAACGGAGGACATGTTTAATGAACTCCACAACATTGTCACCAAAGAGCTTCTAGATCGAATTAAGAGCGGTGAAGCCTCTACTGCTGATCTTAAAGCAGCTTGTGATTGGTTGACTAAAAACGACATCAGCGGTGTTGCATATGACGGTAACCCTCTTGATAAACTAGCCACCATCATGCCTAAGGTAGATCCTGAGCTCATCCAAAAGAGGTTGTATGGCAAGTCGCACGTCTAGTTACTACAAAAACAACCCTAAAGCTAAGGCTAAGCGCCTCAAGCAACAGGCTGCTTACAATAAGACAAAAGAGGGTCTTAAGATCCGTACTAACGCTAATAAACTGAACCGTAAGCTTGGCACTTATGGTAATGGTGATGGTATGGATGCTTCCCATACAGGTCCCAATAAAGGCAAACTAGAGTCCCCTAAAGCTAACCGTACACGCCCACGTAAGGGTAAGAAGTATGGCTGATCCACTCCCAATCTAATAATGTGACACCGCTATTTCCTAGTCCTGATCACTACCTCCACAACCTAATAACGATGACAAGCTCTGAAGCAAAAAGGCTACACCGTCGTGCAATTAAGGAATACTTTAATTGTCAATGCGTATACTGCGGAGAAACTTATGAACTACATGAACTTACACTTGACCACGTTCGCCCTAAGTGTCTTGGTGGCGAAGACCTTACTTCAAATTTGGTACCCAGCTGTAGGAAATGCAATCAGGCTAAAGGAAGTAGTAATTGGCTACAATGGATGAGGGACACATTTGGTCCTACTAATAGGGAAACATTAATTCTATCACACATTCGGTAATCATGGACAAAAAGAAAACACTTAAGCAGATGCGTGAGGAGATCAAACAAATGATCGAAGCATCTCAAAAACGCCAAGGTCGTGATACTAAATCAGAGATGGGCTCTAAGGCTATGAAAGCTAAGGACACATCTAAGAACTTCCAAGATGGTGGTTATAAGGCAAGGACAAAGGTAGATGGGTCTAGATACCAAGGTGCTCCTATCTCGAAAGCTAACCTTCAAGAATACAAGGAAGCTCAATCACCTAAGGAAAAGGCTAAGCCTCGTCAACGTCGTGGTGCAGGTCGTGAGGACATGATGAGTAATCAGCGTCAACGCGAGATCATGGAACGTGAGGAGCGTAAGCGTAAGAATAACATGGACAAAGGCGGGTCCAATGTAGTTGGGAGCTAAGTAATGGCACCTAAACGTACAAATAAGCGGTTAAACGTACCTGGTAATAGAACTCCTGCTACTTATGATTTAAAGAATCAAGAGCACTTCAATGAATTCAAACAATCAGGATTTATTCCACCAGAGTATGAGTCGTATGACCAGCTACAAGATGCCTTCTTAACGCTTGTATATCAGGGAGTTTCTGATAAAGATGCGGCAGAAGCTCTTGGAGTAGATTACCGTAATGTTATTGGTAAGGGTTACCTTGCCGCTGAATTGAGTTCAAAAGGTATTCCTAGGGGTATTAGCGCTAGAACTCTTAGAGAAGATATTAAACCTGATGAAAGAGCATACCTAGTTGATAGGTTTGGTGAAGACTGGTTTAAGGACTACGAAAGATATCGTAAACTTGAATGGGGTGATACTAAAGTTCTTAAAAAAGATCAGGCATTAGTTGAGGGTTTTTCTGGTAGACCTGTTGAAGAGTTTACGTCTGCTAAGCAAGAAGCTGATGTATTACGTGATCGACTAGCAGCTGCTTTTGGTAAAGGCGGTAGAGCTGGTCAAGTCCATAGGGGCCATGGTGTGTCGGCTATGGAAGGCGCTAGTGTTGGTAAAGCTAACCTGATGCCTGAATCTGGCCCTCTTAATGTTGGACACGGTTCTAACCCTAGATACGATTACAATGTAATGCGTAATCTGAATATGTCGTCAAACGATCTGCAGAATGCGTATGATGACATACTTCAACGTGAAGGTCTTACCATCAATCCACGTCGTTATCCCGGAAACTACGTAGCTGCTGATGAAGCTTTGCGAGAAATTAAGCAAGGAACATCTATGGGTAATCCACAGGTAACTGTTCCAGTAGAACCTACTAACGTTGATCCTAGATCCATTGAATGGCGTGATCGTAGGATGCTTGAGATTGAGCAACAATTGGCTGGAGACTATGAACGTAGTGGGATGTCACCGGGCGAAGCTTCAGCTAAAGCACGTCAACGAGTAGAAGAGTATGCTCTTAGCCAATCCACCATGTTTAACACGGCTCAAACACGTGGTGGCCCTGTTAACGTAGTGCAGCCTGGTAAACCTATGCCACGACAAATTGGCACTGTTGTCGGTGAGCAACTCATTGATCCGTTTGGTCGTCCTAAAGTTGATAGAAGTGGTGAACCTAAGCGAGAAACCAGGCCAGTTTATGCACCACCTAGTGGAGCTGTACTGGTACCAACTCGCCCATCACCAGGTCAGATAGCTGCATCTATTGCAACCCGTGAACCACTTCCTACGCCTAAACCTGCACTTCCTAAGCAGATTCGCACTGAAGCTGAACTTGATCGTATCTTTGCAAACCTTGTAGAGGCACCTAAAGTTCCACCGGTTTCTGGTAACACTGCACTTAGAAAGCCAGTTAATACTACACCTACTAATAGGGAAAGAGCTTTAGCTGCTGAGAGAGCTAATGCAGGTAAGACTAAAGCTATGTCGCGTAGTTCAGGTCCTCCACCGGCAGCACAACCAGTGTCACAACCTAAAGTTGGTCAATCTGCTATCCTTAATGGACAAGCTGTTATGTGGAATGGTGGTAGTTGGGTTAAAATGCCAACTCCTAAAGCTATGAAGCCGACAGCTAAACCTAAGGCTGCTGCTCAACCAGCTAAACCGGTTCGGGTAATGCCTTCTAGAGTTAAACCTAAAGCACAGGAAAGTCCACGTAACCAAGGTAGTGCTAGTATGCAGATACGTCGTATGCAAAACATTCAACCGGATGTGATTCAGCTACCTATGTTTACTGGCTTCCCGTCTATTGAACTCTGAGCTAATACACATAAGCTCACCATCGGTACCTAGGAGCCTCTACAAGGGGCCTCTAGGTGCTTTCCTATACATCCTATCACATGGACACTTTAACCGCCCTTAAAGACGATTTTAAGCTCTTCCTTCAAGCGTTATGGGGACAGCTAGACCTACCATCCCCAACACGTGCTCAATACGCCATTGCTGATTACCTGCAACACGGTCCTAAACGACTACAGATTCAAGCCTTCCGAGGAGTCGGTAAGAGCTGGATTACTGGAGCGTTTGTGTTGTGGACACTCTTCAATGACCCTGAGAAGAAGATCATGATTATCTCAGCTTCTAAGGAGCGGGCTGATAACATGTCTATCTTCCTACAGAAGCTAATTATTGAGACACCATGGTTGGTACACCTTAGGCCAAAGAGTGATGACTCACGTTGGTCTAGGATTAGCTTTGATGTTAACTGCTCACCTCACCAAGCACCATCCGTTAAGTCAGTGGGTATCACGGGTCAGCTAACTGGTTCTCGTGCAGACCTAATGATTCTTGATGACATCGAAGTGCCTGGTAACAGCATGACTGAGATGATGCGGGAAAAGCTATTGCAACTTTGTACTGAGGCTGAGTCCATCTTAACACCTAAGAAGGATAGTCGTATTATGTACCTTGGTACACCACAAACTACCTTTACCATTTACCGTAAGCTAGCTGAGCGTAACTATCGCCCCTTTGTGTGGCCCTCACGTTATCCACGCAAGGATAAGCTATCACAGTATGAAGGTCTCTTGTCACCACAGATTGTGGAAGACATAGAGATGGGAGTAGAGGAGTGGACACCTACAGATCCTGACCGCTTCACCAGTGAGGACCTAGTAGAACGTGAAGCTGCTATGGGTCGTAGTAACTTCATGCTACAGTTTCAGCTAGACACAACCTTGAGTGATGCGGAGAAGTTTCCACTTAAGTTCAGTGACCTAGTAGTGAC